ATAAATCTGCCATTCAGGACTTCGATCATGGGCCGCCCCAATCATCAATTCAGTCAGACTAAAACGGCTGACATTCCTCGCTCCTCATTCGATCTTTCTCACGGTCTAAAGACGACATTCAACGCCGGGCTATTAATCCCAATAATTTCGCTAGAAATTTTACCCGGCGACACCATAAATCTCAGGGCAAGTCTGTTCGGCAGACTTGCCACTCCCATCAAACCCGTACTCGATAATTTATTTCTCGAGACATTCTTCTTCTTCGTACCCTACCGCCAAGTCTGGGACAACTGGACAAAGTTTAACGGCGAACAGATCTCCCCGGGGGACTCGACGGACTTTGTCGTCCCTATTCACTCGAGTTCAACCGCAGTCCCCGAGGGACAACTGGGAGACTATCTTGGCGTACCTCCCGGCCTTATCCCGGACGACGTCGACGTCTCCGCCTTACCGACACGATGCTACGCACACATTTACAACAACTGGTTTCGCGACGAAAATCTCGTCGACTCCACGCTATTCAACCGCGGGGACGGGCCGGACACCGGCGGAAACTCAATCACTCTCGGCTCTACTCCACGTCGTCGGCGGAAACGCCGCGACTATCTAACCTCGGCGCTCCCTTGGCCTCAAAAGGGCGACGCGGTTGTCGTACCTCTGGGCGACACCGCTCCCGTAATTCCTAACGTCGTAGACGCTATTTTCCATGAACCTCCGGGCGGCTCTGGTATCAAAGCCGAACTAATCACCAGCAGTGGGCTGAATGAAGCCAATTGGCTGAATGTCGCTTCAGCAAGCGGCACAGTGCACTGGTCGCCACAAGACACTGGCTTGATGGTCGATCTCGCTTCTGCGACCTCAATCACAATCAACGATCTTCGGGAATCCTTCCAAATTCAAAAACTACTCGAGCGCGATGCTCGAGGCGGCACACGCTATCCCGAAATCCTACGCGCACACTTTCAAGTCTCGGATCCGTCACTACTGGTACACCAGCGCCCGGTTTATCTGGGCGGCGGATCCACGCGCATCAACATCACGCCGGTACCCGGCACCTTTCCAACTGCAACCGATGTTCAAATCTCCGACACTCCGCAAGGTAACCTCGCGGCCTATGGCACAGTGTCAGCAACCGGGCACGGTTTCACATCCTCTTTCACTGAACACGGTCACATAATCGGCATCGTCAATGTCCGTGCCGATCTTACTTATCAGCAAGGCCTCGAGCGGTACTGGTCTCGGCAGACCCGCTTCGACTTCTACTGGCCTGCCCTTTCGCATCTGGGCGAACAGGCAATCAAAAATTCCGAAATCTTCATTTCCAACGATCCGGCAATCGACGGCGCTACGTTCGGATACATTCCTCGGTACGATGAATATCGTTTCAAACAATCGCAAATTACTGCGATCTTCCGCAGCTCGGCTGCGGCCTCTCTCGACGTCTGGCATCTAGCTCAAGACTTCGCAGCTCTACCGGTCCTCGACAAGGCATTCATCGAGGACAATCCACCCATAGACCGCGTCGTCGCAGTCCCATCAGAACCGGACTTCTTACTCGACGTCTGGTTCAAAATCCGCGCGGCCCGGCCACTTCCGCTTTACGCGACGCCGGGTCTTATAGATCACTTCTAACCATCGCCCTGGTGATGTATGGCATCTGTTTGCCATACGTCTCCAAGGCGAAACAAGGACACAAACACATGGCTTGGGTTCCTTACGCATTCGCAGCAGGCGCCGACATCGCTGGCGGCTTAATCGGCTCTGCCGGCCAAACATCTGCGAACAAAGCAAACATCAAAATCGCCCGCGAACAAATGGCATTCCAAGAACGAATGTCTTCTACTGCATACCAACGGTCTGCAACCGACCTCGAGGCCGCAGGCCTCAACCGAATCCTCGCTCTCGGATCGTCGGCAACTACTCCACCCGGTGCATCTGCCCGGATGGAAAATGTAAAACTACCTCTCTCTCGCGGCATACAACAGGCGTCTCACTCTGCTCTGGCAATCGCAAAGCAAACAGCCGAAATCGACAACATCAACGCTAACACCAGCAATACCAAAGCCAGCACAACACTCACCATAACTCGCAATCTCATCGCAGAACATGGTGAAGTTATCGCTGGCGTAGCTGCTGATCTAGTGCGTGTTGTTCGAGCACTAATCGGCGGTAAAACGCCAGACGAGATCGCCGCAATAATCAAAGAACAAATCTCTAAAGCTCAGGGCTTCATTACGGACGCCCTCGAGTCTTACTCCAACACAGGCCAAGAAATAAAATCCACCTTGGCCAATGCAAACGCATCAATATCCATGTTCGTTAACGACATGATTACTCTCGACCCAAAGGTCGAACAAACATATCCCAGTCCCATGATCTCTCGCTTTACTAAAGCGACATGGAAAAAAGAAACCGCGGGACGCGATATTTCCTACAACGACTGGGTTAAACAAAAAAGGAAACGTCAAAGTGCCAAAGGCAAAAATTAAAAAGCGACCCTTCTCTCAAGACTTTTCCGCTGGCGGAAAAACTCAACAACACTTCACCGATACGGTGAACGTGAACAACATCGTCGCTCACTATCTCCATACGGGAGTTGACCCGTTCGAAGAACGAAAACGATCTCAAGCCTTCGGCTATGCATCGTCAAAATCCTTCTCCGAGGCAATGCAAAATGTCGCCGAGGTAGAATCCACCTTCGCCGAATTATCCGGCGAGGTACGCCAAGGGTTCGGTAACGACCCAGCGCGCTGGTTAGACCACTTGGCGACCCCACCATCAGACGATCAAGAAATCGTCGAACCTGAGGCTCCTGAGAGCCTCTCAGAATCATCCGATTCTCCGGCTCCAGACCCCGATATTGGAGCCGAAAGTGACAGTACCTAGCTTGTCCTGTACTGTCACAGGTGACCACTATTGACCCGATAACCACAGAACGCACAGGAGATACCAATGCGCCGTAGAAAAATGTCTAGAAAGAAATCCCGCAAGCTGTTCAAAAGGACAGCAAACCGTATGCATAAACGCAACGGATTACGCACCGTACCTCGAGGTGGTGTTGCACTCTAAAATAGCAGCCGTTTGCCTGTACGGAATCGTCCAGGCAGGCTGCGCAACGGGAATAAATCCATGCCTTGTTATCGACCAATTACCGCGTTCCACACTACCGGCGGCTCGATCTCCTTCAACCGATCGCAATCCTTCGGAATCGAAGTCCAACTACCCTGCGGACGTTGTCTCGGGTGTCGTCTTGAAAAAGCTAAAGAATGGGCCTTGCGATGCTCTCACGAAGCCTCGCTAAATCAGAACGGCCTTAACAATTCGTACTTAACTCTGACCTACGATCCCGAGCATCTACCGCCCGACGGCAATCTCCTTCACAAAGATTTTCAAATCTTTATAAAAAGGCTACGCCACAAAACCAAGAAAAAACTCCGCTACTTCATGTGCGGAGAATACGGGGACAAAACCAATCGTCCCCACTATCACTGCATCCTATTCGGCCATACCTTCGCCGACGCAAAGCTCGTAAATATACGCAAAGGCAATCGGGTCTACACTTCTCAACTACTTGACAAAGCATGGCGCTGCGGCGGCTGCGAAATCTCAGGGGTCACCTTCAAAAGCGCGGGCTACGTCGCGCGCTACATTCTCAAAAAACAGCAGGGCGATCCTGCTGAAATCTTCAATCGCTACGTCGTCATAAATCCAGACACTGGCGAGATGAAATCTCGCAAATTAGAATATGTCTGTATGTCCCTAAAACCCGGCATAGGAAAAAAATGGTATGAACAAAATAAATCGGACTGCTTCCCACATGACTACTGTGTACTACCCGATGGACGGCAAACTTCCGTTCCCGGTTATTACCGAAACTTACTCCGAAAATCTGATCCGGCTCTATGGGACAAACTCCGCGACGATAGGATTGAAAAGGCAAAATCAAACCCCAATAACACGCCAGCTCGTCTGGTCGTACGCGAATCCTGTAAACGCGCACAAACTCAAAAACTATCAAGGGATTTCTTATGAAACATTTGCTATTCACAATCTATGACGAAAAGGCTGATGTATTCATGCCTCCTTTCTTCGTTCCCGCAGTCGGACTCGCGACTCGAGCATTCTCCGACTGCATTAACTCTGACTCTCACGCCTTCGGCAAACATCCAAGCGACTACACGCTATTTCAAATCGGCGAATTCGACGATTCAAAAGCCGAAATCACCAATCATGCCAAGAAATCTCTTGGAAATGGTGTAGAGTTCAAATCGAAAGACC